TACTGCTGCTCCTACAACTACTACTGGAGCACCTCCATCATTCCCATTCTTCCCATACTTTGTTCCTTCAACTACAGGATCAACTGGTTCGACTGTTACTACAACTACAACCACTATAGCGCCTACAACAACTACAACCGCAGCGCCAGTTACTCCATCATTCACAACATTACCATATGATACTAACGTAACTCATAACTCATTTACAATTAACTGGGTTGGAGCAAATGTTGGTTCTTGGAAGGTAATGTCAGCAGGTACTGGGGTTGTGTATGGATCAGGAGATGGAGCAGGCGGATCACTTACAAGAACTGGTTTAACGTCAACTACATCATATACACAAACTGTATATCTATATTCAGGTGCAGGACAAACAGGCTCATCAGTTTCTGATGCAATTACAGTTTCAACCAATATGGATCCAACAAATAGTTTCTGGGCTACAGGATGTTGTTCAACAACTAACACACAGGTTACTGGAGACAGTTCTGTAAATACAACCTTTGCAACAAATGATATGAATAGCAGATGTTCTGGAACAGTTACAAATGTTCAAACAGGAAGCAACAGTGCAGTACCAGTAATCAACTGTACTCCAGTAACAACAACTACAACAGTTGCTCCTACAACTGGCTCAACAGGAGCAACTCCTGCACCAACTACTACTACAACCGTAGCACCAGGAACAACTTATTATGCTTGCTGTAGTAATGGACTAGGAGTTCAAGGTTCATACTCCAGTGCTCAAGCAGCATTAACAGATTTTAATGCTCAGTGCGAGGCAGATGAACCAGGAATAGGAAATACAGTACAGGGTGGAGTCTCTACAACACCAACTGGATGTAATCCTGCTACTACTACAACAACTACAGTAGCCCCTACTACTGGAGCAACTCCAGCGCCTACTACTACAACAACAACTACTGCAGCACCACCATTCTTCCCATACTTTGTACCACTTTGCTCTGATCCAAGTATCTTAAATCAATCACAATGTTCTAGTTGCGGTTACTACTGGTCTGTAAATTATGGAGAGTGTTCATCAACACCTTGGACAACTACAACTTCAGCCCCAACAACTGCAGCACCTACAACTGCAGCACCACCATTCTTCCCATACTTTGTGCCTGCAACCACAACTACTGCAGCAACAACTGCAGCACCAACTACTGCAGCACCAACAACTACAACTACAACCGCAGCACCAACTACTGCAGCACCAACAACTACAACTACAACCGCAGCACAATCTACAGGAACAACTTGTACATCGTTTGACGTTTCAGTAGGGTGCTGTGCTTCAACTGGTTGTGATAACGGTGGATGTGGTACTGGATCTGCATGTAGTAATCCAAATGGAAATAGATGCTACCAAGGAGGCTTAGGATGTTAACAGATATAGATATTCAATATACTAGAGGAAACGACGGTATAAACGGAATACCCCTAGTATGGATAATTGATGGAGAATGTCTATATGATATTCCCACATGGCCAAACCACAAAGATATGTTTATTTCTAGCGATAGGGTTATTGATGTATCTCAAAGTTATCCAAATCATGATGGTATAACAGTTAGATTTATTAAAGATGGTACGGTTGTAGATGAATTACAAACTAGCGAATATTTTGGAAGCATTCTACTAAGCAACCCAACAGTTCTTGACTTACAGGATTATGCCTATGGCAGATATGTTGTTTCTCCTCACGCTACATTTGACGGAGAAAAGTTTACCATAACAAATAGAGATATGTCTACCTTAATTCCCTGGGCCCCAACACAGCCACAATATGTTGACACAGATCAGGTATAATAGAATAACAACTATTTCAAGGGGTAAAAATGTCAAAATCAGCATGGCAACAATATAAAGAAAAAAATGGTGTAACTCCACTAGATCTTCTTAATCCAAAAACAAAACACGCTGCTGAAGAATTGGCAACATCCAGAATGTCGATATGCCAGGGCTGTCCAGAATTAATAAAACTAACAACACAGTGCAAAAAGTGTGGATGCATTATGTCTATAAAAACTAAATTAGAAGCAGCCAAGTGCCCAATAGGAAAATGGTAATTTAATGGCAAGTATTTTTGTTCAAATATCAGCCTATAGGGATAGAGAATTAACTCGAACAATTATAGATGCAATTGAAAAATCAACTGGAAATCACGAAATTAATTTTGGGGTTCATTTTATTTATTTAAACGGTCAAGAGGTAAACCTACCTGACCTAAGAAATGTTAAATATAAAACAAGTAAGGCTCCAGAAAATGTTGGTGTTGGAGTTGGAAGATATATTGCTCATCAATTCTACAATAATGAAGACTATTATTTTCAGTGTGATTCTCATTCAAGGTTTGTTGAAGGATGGGACGAAATTGCCATTAACTCAATATTAAATTATCAAAAGCAGGGGATTGAAAAACCACTATTAACAATGTATCCAGCAAACTACTGGTATAAAGATAACACTTTTACTGAGATAGAAACAGATCTATTTGACCCAGAATATAAAACAATTATAAGTTTTAGTGAAAATACAGAAAGTTTTAAATCTTTGAGAATTCCCTCTCAAACGGCTATAGCAAGTAATGGTGAAATTTTTACTAGATCTATTTCTGCAGGATCCTTATTTACCGTAGGACCTTTTATGCCTCCAAATAAAGACATGGCTTTTTGGGGAGAAGAAATATTGATGGCAGCAAGAGCATATACTCACGGATATGATTTAGTAGTGCCAGACCAGCAATACTTATATCACCTATATTACAACCACGACAACCCAGAAATAAATAGACGTAAAATATTTTGGGCTGACTTCCCAGACGAATTTGAAGAAATGAATAATCGATCAAGAGAAGTCCTATATGAGATATTCCTAGAAGAACGTGTTGGAGATGGATACTTAGGAACAGAAAGATCGTTGTCAGAATACGGTAACCATGTAGGTCTTGACTTTGTCAATGGAGAAGTTTTAGAAACAGAATAAAAATACCCCCTCAGATTTCTCCAAGGGGGTATATTATTTTATAGATTACTTAGGAAATTTGTTCATCCACATTCTGGTCTTTGGCGTAATGCCCTTCCAAGAAGACCAGTCGTCTCCACCATTTGTCATGTAGTATGCAATTTCTGCATTCTTCACGGGGTTGAAGAGTTCGGCATTAGAGTCAAGATCAAACTTGGTTCTACGATCAGGACCAAGGGTATCAATCATATTGATTTGGAACATACCGTAAGACGAGTCACCAGTCTTGTGATTGCCATTAAAAGCCAGTGGTCGCCCATTAGACTCTTTTTTGGCTACTGCCCAGGCAACAACAAGGTCTTTACCCTTGAAGCCTACTAGCGAAAGCAGTTCCTTAAGTTCTAAATCAGTCAGAGAAACCTTGTTCTCAAAACTCTCTAGTTTTTTTGCCTTAGAAACCAAAAAAACCTCTTTCGAGGCAGTTTCCAATGTCTGAGCCCGTTCCAGGCTAAGATTGTTCTTTGTATCAAGATCTGAAATGGCATTAGCAGAGTTAGACATAACTGATACTAATATCACGATACTGAGTGTGCTAATGATCTCTTTGTTTCTTTCGATAAATTTAATCATAGTTTCCTCCTTAGAAAACAATAACACCCTGGTAGGTGTTACTACCTAGTATAACATAATTTTGAGCCAAAAGTCAAATCTGGGTGTATAATAATTTTATTATGACTACATACGCTAATTCAGGCACGGGAATTAAATATCCCCTTGAAAACTCTCCAGTAAACGTTCATGGAGATCTTAAAAAACTAGCAGAATCTTTGGACCTAATATTACCAGCATACGGAGTATCATATTTTCAAATTAATGTAACAAATAGCAGTTTAGCAACAATTGGTGCAGGAGTTCCAGTATACACAACTGGTTACAGTTTGTCTAAGTCAAAACCAACTATTGCAAAAGCGTTGCCATCTACAACAGCCCCAATACTTGGTTTATTAAAAAACAATACAGCATCTGGAGCAGATGGTATTGTTGTTGTTGCTGGAGTTATGGAAGGCGTTAATACTCAAAGTTTTTCAGCAGGACAAGTTCTCTATGTTGGAGAATCTGGGGGATTAACAAATATCAGACCTTCAAATGGATCAGCAGCAGTAGGTATTGTTGCATATGCAGCAGTAGAAGGAATTGTAATAGTAGAAGCAAAAGGAAACGGTACCTGGGGAGCACTCAGAGACGGTTTGTCGTGATATAATAACAATATGGCAACTCTAAGAGGATCTCAAACATCATACGACATAGGTAACAAACCTCCTACAGTTATTTGGACTGTAGTTCGTGGAGATACTTCTGGATTTAAGGTTTATGTAACAGATGATGCAAAAGTCCCGCTAATTTTAAAGGGTGTTGGATCTGAATGGGATATTGCTATGAAAATTAAGAGACCTACTTCAACCCCTGGAATTATTACAGATAATGCTACAACAGTAATGGCATTGCATCCAGTAGCAGATGAAGATGACCTAGTTGGAGAGTTTACAGTTTGGCTTACAGCAGAAGAATCTAATGTCTTACAGACAGGAGACATCTTTGATATTCAAGTTAGCGACCCAACAAGAGTCTGGACAGTTTGCCAGGGTAGCATGATTATCCTTGAAGATGTAACAGATTAATGGCAACAGCAGTAATATTAGATGAACTAAACAATAAAACAAAACGAATTTTTCCTATTGACTACCCTTTAATTCAGGTAGAAGGTTTTGCAAGAGATACAACAATAACTGAAATTCTACCTTTTAGAGTTAAGTTTTCAGCCATTCAGATTGTGGCTATTGGTTTGGGCAATACCCCCGCAATTCCACTACAGGTTATTGGATATAGCAACTACATCCTCTAATAGTCTTATTAAACAGGTGA